AATGCTAGGAAAGATGTTCGGTTCTGTTGAGGCAATTAATGCAGTAATGGCCTTGACCGGGGAGAATTTCAAAACGGCAACTGATGACCTCAATGCAATGACTAATTCAGCCAGTGCTACCACAGATGCCTTTAATCAAATGGAAAAGAGTATGGGGAGACAATGGGAGAAACTCGGAGCTCAATTTCAGGATATAGCAATAACTTTGGGTACGGCTTTAATGCCAGCATTAAAGAAAATCCTTGATGTGATAACTCCAATTATTAAAAAAATTGGGGAATGGATTTCGGAGCATTCAGATTTAACAGTAAAAATTCTAGCCACTGTTACGGCGCTAGGGGGTGTGATGTTACTTGCCGGTCCGCTTCTAAACACTATCAAGCTTATTATCGGTGCTTTTGGAACTCTTAAAATTGCCATGATAGCGATTAAGAATCATGCAACTCTTATGTGGGGAGCACTCACATTGGGGATTTCAGCAGTGGTTATAGGTATTGTGGAGTTGATACGAAACTGGGACGATGTTGTGGCGTTTTTCAGAGGACCCGCGTACCAAGCTACACTAGCTCTCAAAAAGGCAATGAATGACCTTGGTGATACCATGTTGGAGGATATAGGTTATGCGGTGGAGCAAGTAAAGGCAGATTTTCAATCGCTAATTGATTCTCTCCAGGCGGGAGAATTTACGGCATTCGAAAACCTTAACGAAGAAAAGATTGGCAAGATTCTTGATAAGGTTAAAGAGGTTAATCCAGAATTGGCGGACCAATTGGAAACCTTGTTGGCTCAAATTAAGGTACAGGATGAACTCATAGAAGGATACGATGAGACTGCAAGGGCTGCTCGCATAGCTGCTATTGAAGCTAGGCTTGAGGAACCCGAGTTGGTAGAAGAGGAAGAGTTGCAATTACTTGAAGAGCTGGCTGACCTACAAAAGAAAACATATGTCAGTGATTTACATAGCCTACTCGATGAAAACAAAAATATAATTGTCGGTGCCATAGGAGAATTAAAAACTGAGTGGGAGGAATACTTTCAGGCAATCAATGACGGATGGGATGGCTCTAAAGATTATCTCGAAAATACTATAATCCCTGCATATAACAAGCTAGTAACGGAAGGATTTTTAAGTCCGACAGTTGCCGAGGATTTGATAAAACAATTTGAGGATGCAGTAGAGGATTATGAGACTAGGATTTCTAAAATCCCTGAGATTGAGAGAGGGTTTCCCACGATTCCAGGGCTGCCTACTCCCTGGTGGAAGAATCTTCAATTCGGAGGGATAGTAAAAAGTCCTACTCTGGCAATGGTTGGCGAAAGTGGGCCTGAAGCTGTTATACCGCTTAATCAATTAGGCTCAGAAGTGGGCAAAAGGGTCGAAATACATAATCACTTTGGGGTATTTGTGGGTGATGAAATTGGTTTGCGGAAACTCTATAGGATGATGATGAAACAAGTTGGTGGTGAGGAAGCAAGGCGAACTCAATTCGGGCCAATTCGAGGCGGAGATTATTTCGATTATGGGAGAGCCTCTCTATGACATTACCAAAGACAGTAAGTGAATCTATTGACCAGGGTTTTGAGAAGCGTTTAGAATCCTATGAGCCAGATAACGAATTACCCACGCTTCCAATAGATGAAAAGGATAATATCACCTTCAGATGGACTGGCTATGAGCTGATAGTTGACGCAGATCACTTCAGTGGTGATGGTCAGGATGGTCAGGCTGAATTAAGCTTCTGGCATGACAATGCAGACTATAAGCTATTATTGCTTCAAACTAAGGCTAATCTGCTTTCCTCTTCTAACACAGCAAGCCTAATCAGGCGCCTGCAAAATTGCAATGATGGTTTGAGATACCTTCCCTGGGATTGGATTTTAACCTGCGTTACATATAAGGTTATAAAGAACGTTCGGCAGGGTGAACCGGTGGAAACGATATGGCCGGATGAAGATAATAACTTAAAGCCAGCTTATCTTTTGGAGCCTATTCTGTATTTAAATCACCCTACTGTTATCTTTGGGGATTATGGCAGCCTAAAAAGCCTATTTGCCGTAATGATTGGCTATACAGTCCAGCTACCATATCCCGATAATAATCTAGGTTTAATTACTGCGAAGGAATCTACTCACTGTCTATATCTGGATTATGAGGACGATCCTTCAAGCTTCAAAAAGCGTTGGGGAGCGATCCAGCGAGGCTTTGGCGTTGAGGCCCCTATGCCTATTCTATATAGGCGAATGACCAGCACTCTAGCAGATTCAGTAGAGAGCCTTCAGCAAATTAAAAAGGACAAGGATATTAAGTTATTAATCGTTGATAGTCTAGGCCCAGCTGCCAGGGGTAACTTGAATGACCCTGAGCCAGCAATAAGATACCATGAAGGTTTACGCAAGCTTGGAATTACGAGCCTAACCTTAGCGCATAACTCAAAAGACCCTCTCACAAGAAAGCGAACTATATTCGGCTCGGTATTTTTTACAAACTTGGCTCGTTCAGTTTGGGAATGCAAAGCAGAGCAAGAAGCAGGAGAGGATGAAGCGGTTATCGGTTTAAAGCATCAGAAGGCAAACTTATCGCGGTTACACTCACCACTAGGCTATAAGTTTACCTTCACCGATAACAGTATTACAGTGGTAAAAGCTGACTTGATAGATACTGGATTATCCAGGGAATTACCACTCTCAGCACAGATTAAAAATTTGCTTCGCAATGGTGCTATGCCGATTAAGGAAATTGCCAAAGCTCTTAATGCCAATGAAGCTAGTATCAGGACTGCTATACACCGACTGGCCAAGAAGAATCAATCAATAAAAGTAGGTGAATCATGGGGATTACCAGAGATGTAGCACTGAGTATAGCAGGGGGATATTATAATCCCCCCCCTGCTATGCTATACAGTGCTATGTAATGCTATATAACTGCTATATCACGAATGGCTTGTATTCAGGCTTTCAAGCGAGGCATAGCACTTCAATCGTTAACTGCTATGCAAAAGGTGCTATATGAAGGTAGGGGGATATAAATATCTATAATTCCAAAGCCTGTCAACCGAGCGGGCAGTGAAACGCAGGATATGACAAATTTCGATAGGGGGTATTAAAGATTGAAAAGAGGTCCTAAACCGAAACCAACAAACCTTAAAAAGCTAGAAGGCGTAAGAACCGATAGAATAAACGATAATGAGCCGGAACCGCAGCTTGGCAGAGTGACTTGTCCTAGCTTTTTATCCAAGGAAGCTAAGGCTGAGTGGAAAAGGATTGCGCCAGAACTTATCAGGTTAGGCTTATTGACGCCGGTTGATAGAGCTGCATTTGCTGGCTATTGTCAGGCTTATGGCCGTTGGGTGAAGGCTGAAAGGCTATTATTGGAAAAGGGCGTTCTGGTTAGTGGTAATAAGGGCCAATTGATTGCTTCGCCCCTGCTATGGATTAGCACTTCAGCAGCTAAAAATATGCTGCGATTCGGTGTTGAATTCGGCTTAACTCCGTCTTCCCGGAGCCGACTTGTTGGGATGAATCCAGAAGAGAGAGACCCACTTGATGAATTACTTGGTACTCGGAGTAATTAAGATGATTATTACCGCTTGGTGTGTTAGGGCGCTTACTTCAACGAGTGGGCGTGTTAGCATGGTGAGTATTTATAGATAACAAAGACTTGAAAAACAGAGGTGATTAGAAATGAAAATTGGAAAATACGACGGGAAAACGCTTGAGCGTTATCTCGAACTGAAAAACAAAAGAACTTTGTTGGCGGAGGAGGGACTCCCGATCCTAGAGCGATTACGGGATTCAAGGGGCATAAGTTCAGAGCAAGCCGCTCATGGCAAAGAGGTCATCCGGGAATTCGAGAAAATCGACAATGAAATCGAAGAGCTGGAGAGGCAAGCCGGTGGACCACCTGAAGGGGCTGAACCCATTAAACTTGACCCACAGGATATAATGACAAATCGCTTCCGTAGCTATACTTATAATAGTGGCCTAACCGATAGGTCATATGGAAGGACTTATAGGAATCTTTTCTATGGTGACCCAGGAGCTTCATTGAGCGATGGAGGTTTTGACAACTTCCGGGAGTTCGTTGATATCCTTTCGTCTGGGCGCTACGATCCCAGGCTTAGAGGTTCAACCAGGGCCATGACAGAGGGCGTTCCCTCGGAAGGGGGCTTCCTTGTGCCCGAGGAATTTTCCGCTATGTTGCTGGATGCAGCTCTTGAAAGCGAAGTGGTTCGTCCACGGGCTACGGTTTATAAAATGGAGCGGCAAACTCGGAAGATTCCCGGCTTCGATGGCTACGACCATAGCTCTAACCTCTTCGGTGGTTTTAGCGGCTCCTGGCTCTCCGAAGGTGGA